TTCTTTTATTTCTTCATAAGAACCATCTTGCAAGTTGATATTTATTTTACCATACTTTTCTTCTAGTTCTTTCTTTACTTTGTTAGATTCTTCTCTAACTTGACTTAAAGCGTGTAATAGATTATGCTTTTGCTCATCTAGTGTACCTAAGTCGTGTTTAATAGCAGAAACTTTCTTTTCTGATTCTAATAATGATTCTAATTCTTCTTTACTAATTTTTGACATTTTATTAAATTTATAGTTATATTACAAATATATTAAATTAATCCCAGTCAGGTCTTAATGTTTCGTCTACAGGATTCTTTTTTAGTTCTATTTGTTTGTCTATGTTTTCTTTCATACTGTCAACATCTAATCTAGCTTCTAACCATCCAACTACATCTTCTTTAGTTAAATCAGCATATTCTATAAATGGTTCTTCAGGATTGTATTGTACTCCTAAAGCACCTATTGAACTTGCTGATACAGGTTCTTCTGAATCATCTTGACCTGTAAAAGACCAATGTACTGTATAAATTACATTGTCTAAGTCGTCTTTGTTGATTTTAGCATCTAATGCGTTTATTCTCCAATTATAAGTATTTGCCATATTTATTTATTTATTTTTAAACTAAGTCACATTGTATTAATTCTATTTCTGATGTTGTTGCGTTTAAATCCATTCTCATTAAATATCCAGTTCCCACAGGACAATGTGTTGTTGTTGATGCAGTTCCCCATTGATTGTAAGTTTGGTCTGAACCTCCTGGATTATCATAAAGTTTAGTTGTTAAAGATGAGTCAGAATAAATAACGTCTCCTACTGATAAATTTGAAGCATCACCAATAGAACCATCATAATAACCACTAAAAAGAGGGGAATCTTCTACAAACAAGTTAGTTAATTCTAATGAAAATGCTATTCCGTGAAACTCAGAATAGCTATGAGGAGCAGATTGGTCTACACCTGCACCTTCATATATCTTTACTAAAGAACCTGCTTGTGGAGTAGAACTACTACCAGACAAAGGTGCTTCAGCATTAGAGCTTCTACCTGCTTCTGTGTTTATTTGACTTGCCTTTATTTCTCCTGAACTTGGTAATGCCATTATTTACATTTATTTTCTAATCTTTCTACTTTAGCAGTTAATTCTTTTACAGCCTCTACTAATACTGCTGTAATCTTTTCATAATCTACTGTTTTATATTTTTCTTGTTTATCAAATATTACTTGTTTTTCTCTTACTATTTCTGGTATAACATCTTCTACTTCTTGTGCAATAAATCCTATATCTTTTTGTCCTTTTCTACTTCCATTGTTCCATACATACTCAACACCTTTTAGATTCATTACTTTATCTAAAGAACTTTCTAATGGCTTTACATTATCTTTTAATCTTTTATCAGATATAGTTGTAGAATAAGCAACAACATCTCCATCAACGTGTAAGTCTCCCCCAGATGTTATACGCATTCTTTCTGCAACAGTTTCGTTTGAAATTGTACTAAATGCTAAATAGCTGTCAACTGTACTTGGAGTTCCTGTCCATTGTTGTTCTGCACCAAAAGTTATTGCTTTTACTTGTCTTACAAAATCTCCACCACTTCTATTTAATCCAAAAGCTAAACTTACTGATTCAGCACCTGTGTTAGCTTGTGAGTTTGTAAAATAACCACCTACAATATTTCCTGCACTATTTTTATTTGTTTGTAAAATTTCAGAAGGCGAATCAGTTCCGATTCCTACGTTTCCTGAAAAAGTTGCGTTATTTGATGTATCTATTGCTAAAGCATATGCACTCCAACTACTTCCATTGTAATATCTTAAATTCCAGTTATTGCCGTCAAATAATTGTTGCCATCTTTTACCACTACTATTTTGCAAATAAAAAGTATCTAAAGATATTACATTTCCTGTAAAAGTTGTGTTACCAGAACTATCTATACGCATTCTTTCTGAACCACCACCAGTTCCAGTTAAAAACCTCATTCCAAGTTGTCCTCGTAAAAAAGAACCATCAATTACTGAATCATAACCTACTGCGTGTGTATTATCAGCTACTCCATTAAATCTTAATGAAGCTGATGCTGTAATCCCTACGTTTCCTCCATTAAAATAACTATCCCCATCACTATCAATTTCAACTTTTATAGCTCCAGAAGCATTTTTCAAAAAGAACAAAGCATCTGTATCTGCATTTTCATAAAACCCACCCAAAGAAGCACCATCGCTTGAAACAAAATGTTGTATATAGTTTCCTGCACCAGAACTTTTAATTTCAAGTTTGTATGAAGGGTCAATTCCAATCCCTACGTTTCCTGAACTGTCTATAACCATAGATGTATCAGTTGCACCAGAACCAGTTCTGAACTTAAAATCAGTAGCTGCAAAAGAAAGTGAATCCCAAGCATCTAAAGCAGAATTATGACCACCTACTACATTTTCGCTAAATGCACTCAAATAACCTATAATAACTTTTCTTGTTCCTTGTTGACCAAAAACAGCAGTACCTTTCCAAGAAGTTGATGGAGAATCAGTACCTCCAACTAATAATGTGCCGTTACTGTCTATACGCATTGCTTCAGATGTGCCTACCTTTATTCTTAATGGTCTTGCTGTTTGAGAACCATCTTGTTTACCTACTTTAATAAATGCAGAAGTAGAATCACCACCTATTGAAATCATTGATGCACTCGCTGTTAAACTTCTTGCAGTTATTTCTCCTCCTACTAATAATTTTGTATCATAGTTTGTAGTAAAGTTACCTGAAACAGTATCATTAATTCCTACGTTTCCTGCAGAATCAATACGCATTCTTTCTGTTGGTGAACCACCACTTGTTGTCCAAAAAGCTAAATCAGTTGGATTATTACTTGAAGCAGTATTTATAGCTTGTATTCCAGCACCACCTTTAAATTCAGAATCTCCTCCTAAACTTGTGGATGTAGCACCAAAAGATATACCTGTTTTTTTAGGATAAGAACCACCTGTTCCAGTATTTACATTTATTGAGACATTATCTGTTGCGTGATATAAACTTAATTTAGCATCAGGCGAAGTAGTTCCGATTCCTACGTTATCTTCTGAAGCATCTACAAACAAAGTGTCTGTGTCTACTATTAAATTTGAAGTGATATTTGCTTCTCCATTAACATCTAATGGGTATGCAGGAGCATCATTTCTTATTCCTAATTTTGCAGCTGAAGCATCCACAGTAAGAGTATCAAATTGATTTGTGTATGTGGCATTAACTACAAAATCTTTTCTTGTATATACTCGAGAACCTATACTTAAACTACCTGCTCCTAGTCCTGCTCCACCAACACCAATTTCAAAACCATCACCAACGTGTGTGTAAGCAATAAAACCTCCGTTTGTACTACTACTAGATTCAGCATCTTGAAAAAATAAGTGACCATAAGCCGTACTAGAAGAATATATTGTCAGTCCTCTATTTCCAGTACCGTCACCAATAATTAAATCATTTGCGTCACTTGTAAAACCTGAAGGACTTGCATTATTAATTCCTACTTGACTATTAGTTGAATCTACTTTAAGCGTACTTGTGTTTACTGTAAGGTCATCTCCATTACTAATAATCATTGACGTTCCGCCTGAAGTATTACCTATTGCAAGTATTTCAGCTAAGGTATCTTGTCCTTCTACTGCTGCATCTACATAACCTTTAGATGCTGCGTGAGTATCTGCTGTAGGAGTTTCTGGAATAGTTACCTGACCTACAAAACTTGCACTTCCAGTAGAAACAATATGACCTAAAGATGATATTCTAAATGCCTCATCTCCATTATAATTTGTGTGTAATAAAGCAGCTTCATCTCCATTATTGTCACCAGTATGTATTTCTAACCCACCAGAATCAGTTCCTGCTGATGAATCTATTTTTGCTATAACATTAGAACCATTAGCTGAGCCAGATATTGTTGTTCCTGTTGTTACAATAAGATTAGAATTAACATTTACATCTCCGCTAAATGTTCCTGTTGTAGCACTTACACCTCCTGCAAAAGTAGCATCTTGTGAAGTGTCTATCGTTAACGCTAATGTTTCTGCTGTATTAAATATTAAGTCTCCTGTAGCTGTAGTTATTTCATTGCCACCAGAACTTGTAATTATTCTAAAATCATAATCATCAGAGTTAGGTGCTTTTAAATCTATATAACCACCTGAAGCTCCACCTATTTCTATTCTACCAAAAGCAGAACCTTCAACACTTATTACATCATCTACATCTAATGTTCCGTCAATATCTACATCCCCACTAAATGTTCCAGTAGTACCTGATATCGTTCCACCTGTAACATTACCAGTAAGATTACCTGTTACATTACCTTCTAAATTAGCAACTAAACTAGCTACTGCATATCCTGTTCCACTTGTATTTACTGTTGTAGTAGGTTCTTCTTGTAAGTCTTTAAATAAATGAAATTTAGTATCTGAAGCACTTCTATAAAGTCCAGCATATAAATCCTGAGATCCTGAAGTATCATATAGGCCATAAAAACCTAGATCAACAAGATCAGAAGTATTATTATCATTTCCTACTATAATTAGTGGATCCTTGACACTTAAGGTGTCAGTATCCACAGTAGTAGTAGTTCCTTCAACAAGTAAATCACCTGTTACGGTTAGATCTCCTCCTATTTTAGAATTACCAGCAACTTGGAATGTAGTAGTAGGTGAAACTCCTATACCTATTCTAGTTGTTGATATATATAAAGGTGTATTATTTCCTACACCATCTGTAATCTGTTTAGCACTAGATGTTATGATTCCATTATCAGTTGCCTTTAAAAGTGAATCATAAGTATCAGATATTCTAGTTCCTGTTAAAGTCGTTCCCATAAATATCTATTTGTTTTTATTGTTTTGTTTATTAAGTATTTTATCAATAAATACTTTTAATTTAACTACATTCTCCTGTTTAGGTTTATAAGTATTTTTTTTACTTATCATAAAACCCATCCATTGAAATTCTCATTCTTATCAGGATACATTCCATCTTCATTAACATCATTATATTCCGGATATGAGTTACTATTGTTATCCATATAATCTAAAAATCTTCTAACATAAAATTCAGCCTTATCTCTAGAGCTGTCTACTAAAGATTTAATTTCTTGCATCGAAGGAGTCTCTGAAGACTCACTTCGATGTCTAAAGACACCTCCATTACTAACTTGATATGAAGCAAACATATAATAGTCACTTTGTGCAAACCAGATTAGCATTGGTGTTAAGTAGTCGTTTAGGAGTGTTTTATATACTGCATTACCAGAATCATCAATAGTATCATTTATTATTAATGTTGATATTTTATTATATAGTTTAGTTCCTAAATAATTCTGAATATGAATGTCCTGAGCTACTTCAATAAACTGAATAAATTTATCAGCATCTACAGCACCTCCAATTATGGATTTTCTTCTTAAATCATCAGTCGTTATGAATAGTGCTTTCATCTTTTTTCTTTTTAAATATTGATTTAACTCTTTCTATGGCAGATAATTTTTCCCCAGTCTCTTCTTCTCTTTTGATTTTAGTCTCAATGTTATCAAGTTCAGTAAACTCAATTGGCTGAAGAGTTACAAAATAAAGATTTAAATATATGCCGTTAAACTCTAAAAGCTTATTAAAGCATTCTAAGAGCTGTTCTTGGAATGGCCTAATAACTATGTTGTCCATAAGGATAGAAGCTGTTCTAAGCTCTTCTGCGTTATTCCCAAAGCCTGTATTGTCTTTAATACCAAGCAATATTGGCGATACAATTCTATGGCCCAACATTATCTTTTCTCTAGCCTCATCTGCTAAGAACTGATATTGTGCGTGAGCATCTGGTAAATGTATTGGTTCTATATCTGCTTTTCTTTCTGGATCTTCATTAAAGGCTAATATAAATTTACCTGAATTAGAAGTTCCTCCAAATTTATCCTGGATCTTACCTTCTATTAATTGCTGAGCTTCTTCATCCGGAACACCATTATTAAAATTAATAAGTAAACTTGGCTGTAAACCATTTTTAATATTATTAATATGATAATTAGATACTTCTTCTTCTAAAGAAGAGTACTGTAAGGATCCGTGATAATCAACTGGAGCATAGTAATAGAATCCAGACCTATAAGGTTTAATGACGTAAAGCTCTCTGTATTCGCTTTTACTTCCGTAACCAAAAGCAGGAATCCTTTTAGGTTTATCGCTTGTTTTCATATCAGCCCATTTAGGATGATAGTAGTAAGCTTTTATTTGTCCTTTATCTGCTTTTTCAGCTCTAATAGTTTCCATTGGAAAATGAGTAACACTCGTTATAGCCGTTTTAGATTTATTATAAACAATTTGCATTGCAGCCTGTCCAAGTAATTTATAGTCATTTACGATTCTTTTTACCTGGTCTCCTTTTACAAGGTCTTTCATTCTAGCATACATTTCAGGTTTCTCCTGATTATCTGTAGCATCTATACCTCTACCGTAGATCATATCTACAATACCATTTATACAACAGGAATTTGTTGGACTACTTAAGTAAAGGTTTATTAAGTTGTCAAAATAATCATTGTTTTCTCCATAAGTTACCCACTCTTTATTATAATGTTCTTTTATTTCTGGTGTAGTATAACCCTGTAGATTAACAACTCTAATATTATTTTTATATGTTTTCTTTCTACTCATATTATATTGTTATATATTTTTGTCCTGAAGGGGAAGCGGTATGCTCATCATACTTTCCTGTGTTTAATGTATGAGGAATAGTTCTGTCTGTTTGAGCTGTACAATATGCCTTATCTCTGTATAATAAACTTCCTGATCTTGTAACCTCTATATAATACATTTTACTTTCAGATAAAATACTAAAAGTACAAGGTATTTCTATAAAGTTTCCACTATACGTTGCTGTTAGGCCTGTTAGTGTTTCTGTTTTTCTAGTACCATCTTCGGTAATTTTCAACTGTACATTACTGTCTTCTAAGTAAGATCTAGGTACAATTTTAATTGTTTGTGAAGTTGATATCGGTAATAGTATTATCATATATAGATAATCAAAAAAAACCTATTCTGTTTTAAATAAAAAAGCCCCACTAAAAAGTGAGGCTTTTATACAAATTAAGGATTGATTAGTTTCCTCCTCCTGGTATTCCTGATGGATCATCATCAACATCTACATCACTAGCAACTCCAGGTACAACAGTAATTGTACTTGAGTCTCCTAAAGTTAATTCAGTATCTGTTTCAGCAGAAACTGAAATAAAGTTAGCAGGTTGTCTTTCTTGAGCAGATAAAGTTAAATTGTATCCACTTAGATCTCCCATTGCAGATCCAGTAGAAATAGTTCCACCAGTTACATCAGCTCCGTGTTCATTACCTACATAGAAATAATTATCGTTATTATCTTTTACAATAATGTGTGGTCTTCCAAAAGACAATAATTTAATTTCTTTATGGTCTTTTAGTGTTAATTTAGGTAAAACTAATGTTAGAACTTGCTCAAAGAATGTTCCTCCAGTATCAGTAGAAGAATTAATTGTTTGTTCTAAATTAGAATTGCCTTTAAGATCGTATCTGTAAGCAGAAAGTCCAGATCCAAGCCCATCAATTTCATCTGCATTACTACCATCATAAGTAACGTCAGTTGTACCATAGTTAATGAAATAAACGGCTTTTATACCTCCTACTGAGTCCTTACACGGTCTTTGTCTTCCTTGTGTTAAATCGCAACTCATATTATTATTTTTTTATATTAAAAAGGCGGCGTTAGCCGCCCTTTTGTTAAACATCTATTTTATTTATTATGCTAGTGTAAGTAATGCTAAGTCACTTCCAATACCATATTGAACTCCACTTGTAAATCTCATAACTATTCTTACGTTTTGAGATCCATCAAGATCAGCCATATCGATAACTTTTACTTCGTTGTGATCAGATAATAATCCTGTTCCAAAGAATAAGTTAGATTTTTCACCTGCAACAATGTGATCAATTGGCATACCTGGAGTATAAACAACTTCGATACCTTCAAAAGATAATGAAGCATTGTTGTTATACCATTGGTTTCCTTCAGCCTTGTAACCAGCAGCACCTAATCCGTTAGCACCATACCCACCTAAGTGTCTGATGTAAGCTTGGTAAGCAACTGGTGGTACAAATAATTTTAAATCTTCTTTTCCGTAAACTGCGTTAGGAATAGAGTCAACAACGTTACTTAATAAAGAAACAATATTAGAAGAAGTAAATGAAGTTTCAGATCCGTTAGAAGCATCGTTAACGTCTCCATCAGCTCCCATAAGAACTGTAAATCCGTCAAATTCACCAGCGTTTCCGTTTACACCGCCCCAAATATTTTGCTCAGTTTTCTCAGCAACTTTAGAAGCAACGTGAGAAATTAGGAAGTCACTAAATTTAGGAGGTAATTTATCAAATGAAGAATATCCCATTTGAATAGCTTCCCAGTCAGATCTAAAGTCTTTTTTACAAAGCTCTATGTTTACTTGGAATTCTTCTGGTTGAAGGATTCTTTCAGTTAATGTAATTGCGCCTGTGTCTGTAAAATCACAAGAAGCATCTTTAATTAAGTTTGCGTCTGTTGCAACTTTCTTAATTACTTCTTTGTATTTTACATTTGGTTTAATCTCAATGCTTCCTTTGTCAAGTGTAGCACCTGATAATAAAGCAGCAGAAATGTACTTACCTGCAAATTCGCCAGCATAAGTACTTGTAATTGATGTAGTAGTAGCCATTTTTTATTTATTTAATTTTAATTATTTACGATATTTTACTTAGAACTCTATCCATTAGAGTTCTAGTTCTATTTTGAGCATAAAGATTTAAACTCTTTTTCTCTACAGAAGATTCAGGATCGTGTGCGATCGGTTCAACTGCTGGTTCTTGAGAAGATAATTGTTCTGGAACTTCAGGCATATCTTCTTGCATTTTAAGACTATCTATTAAGGCTTTCATTTCTGCCATACCTTTTTCTAGATCTTCTTTTGTTGCGTATTTAGACATAGGATCTTCTTTTACCTTTTCAATAATTTCACCCTCTTCTAATTCTTTTTTGTCACCATAAGAAGCATCAACTTCTTCAGATAATTGAGTTTCTGATTCAGTATTTTCTACTTCTTTGACTTCTTCACTTAAAACAACTTCTTGTTCTTTTACTTCTATTTCAGAAGCTTCACTTTTTACCTCCATTTCAGGGGCTTTAGAACTGTCTTCTTCACTAAGAAGGACGTTCTTGAATTTTTCTACGATTTCACTTGCTTTCATAATAAAATTTTATATATAGTTAATTAATTAGTTACCTGTCTGTTGTATTTTTGGTTAGTTAGCAGCATTACAAGCATCACAATCATCATATAAAGTAGCTGACTCTATATGATGTTGTCCGCTAGCAGAAACATTGAGTACAGTATAACAATTGCTGTGACCTGAATTCTCAAACTCTAAATAGTACACGTTACCAACTACAAGTTGGGTATCGTGTAAATGAATCTCTTTCTTCATATTATGACCACATCTTTGTACCCTATAATAGTACTCATCTCCAGAAGGACTTTCTCCTTTTGTTTTACCTATTCCTTGAGCCTGTAATGATCCATCACAACACTTTATTGAATAAGTACCATTAGCACATAAACATCCTCTTCTATTAGATCTTGGAGTTGCTCTTCCTGGAGTTTTAAATCTTTTTATCATTTTTTACTGCTTTTAGGATGTTTAGTTGGTAATAAATCATAATCAGTAGTATATTTAGCATTTTCTGGTCTTCCATTTCTTACTAAATACATAAAAGCATTTACTCTAGCGTGCGCCCATTGTGAAGGTGATTTTACATTTGGTGAATGACTTGTGTTGAATGCACCAAGTCCTCTTTGGAATACAGAAGCCAGCATACCAACAGTTATACCATAACCTAACTTTTCTTTATACTTTTTATTAAATTCATCAGCCTTTTTATTGAGCGAAGCTCTATCTTTAGCAGATACTTTTGCTCCTGTTTTTCCTGAAGCATCTCCCTTTGCTGTTCCTTTTCCTTTTGGATTCTTATTAGGCGTATCAGACTTAGGGGCCTTAGGGCTTTTTCTTATGCCTCCTTTTGGGCCTACTTCAGCTAACTTGTGTTGTTCACAAGGCATATACCAAATTTTACCTTCAAAATCGTGTTCGTGAGATCCTTTACACCCTAGATCTAAAGCAGCACTTTCAGCCGCTTCTTTACTAGAATAAGCTAATCTATTATTTATTATTGCAAATTCTTCGTCTACTGTTACAGATTTTAATTCTAATTCGCCAAGTTCTCTTAACTTGCCTCTTGACCAATTTAATCCGGCTTTACCTCCCCATAATAAATAAGATATAGTTCCACAAGCTTTGCTATCACTAGGATCATAATAAGTTTCTGCTCTACTTAAATAACTATACATTCTTTTTATAGTAGATACAGAAAGTTTCTCTCCTCTTGCTAATTGTTGCGCTCTAACTTTCCCTACGGAAGTAGCGCATTTATTATTTACTTTCTTGTTAAGTTCAATACCTCTTTTAGCATTGTTTCTAACTCCAGATCCATAGTCACTATAAGTAGCCATATCTACTTCTAATATATCAGTTAATTCTTCTATAATAGATAAAGCTTGTAACTCTTGATCTTGTTCATACTTAATTGCATCTATAAAATGACCTTCAATAGAAAACCCTTTTACCTTACCAGACTTAACATAATTATTCCATACATCATCATTATTTACTTTCATAGATACCATCCAAGTACCTACAGGCAAATTAAACCCATACTTATTAGACTTGTCTTGTTTCTCATCTTCTATTATCCAAGACTCGACAACGGAAAGCCCATTAAGTTTAATCTCGTGTTCTAAAGTAGAATTATTTTGATTACCTTTAGTCAAGAAAAGCTCTGAGGCTTTCTTGACGGTGTCTTCACTAAAATAAATAAAATATTCTTGTTCACCGAACTTTCTAAATATCTTTTTATTAGGTATTAAAGCTGGCCCCATTATTATTTTTTTATCCTTGTCTACTTCAGCTAATTTTACCTCTTGAGACTTAAGAGCAATAAAATCTTCTTCTATTGCAGGGTTATCAACTATTGATATTGCCTGTATCCCGGCAATATCACTTTCTTCGTCGATAATTAATTCTATTATTTGTGCTTCTTCCATAATAAGTAAATCTTTTTTTTAGTATTTTGTTTTTATCCTATAGCAGAACCTGTTATAATATTTCTGTCTAATTCTTGTGCTGTAGTTATATCATTACTGACTACAAAAGCTTTTACTGGTTCACCTGTTCTTTGAGCCACAGTTTCAGCTAATTGCATTTGAGTTCCTGTGCCTACTATGTTGAATACGGGTTCTTGTTGTGCTGGCGCTCCTGCTCCTCCTCCAGAAATACCTCCTGCTCCAGAAGGAACACTTGTTGCTGTAGGTACAAATTTAGTGCTTGCTATTGCGGCAATTTGAGCCGCCCCTAAAACACCTATTGCTATTGCAGCAATACTTTTCTTTATAAAGCCGCCTTCTTCTCTTCTTAACACATCACTTACAGCAAGAGCTGTATTTATAGCAGCTTGAGCTATAGCAAATGCTTTCTGTAACCTAAAGTTTCTTTCAGCTATTTCATCTCTTCTCTTTTGTAATGCCAATTCATTAGCTTCTATTTGTTTATTTATTTTTTCCCTTTCTTTAGCAGATAAATTCTCATTTCTTAGTCTTTCTTTTAATTCATTGTTAAGCATTGTTGTTTTTCTTTCTTCTCTAGATAATTCAGCATCACTTAACATTGCCATAGTATCAGACATACCATTAATAAGTTCTTGAACTTCTGATAAAGCTTGTTGTAGTTCGGAATTACGAAGCTCTTTTCTTTTTTGTGCAAAGAAGTCTAATATTTTTTGCTTCTCTGTTTCTATATCTATAACGTTTTCTAATCCTTGAGTCAGAATTCCAAATTGTTCAAGTGCTGATTGTTCCTGTATATCTATTATTTGAGATTCTGTTAATGAAGTAAATTGAGTTCTGAATCTATTAAAATCAACTATTTGATCAATAAATTGATCAGCATCAAAAGCATCTTCTCTAAGCTCAGGGATTAATAAAGTTTTATCAAGTAATTGTCTTAATTCTTCTATGTCTTTTAGCGATTGAAAGAACTCTTTATTAGCTTGAGTTAAGTCATCGGTTACTTCAATTTCTTGCTCTGTAAAATCAATAGCATCTTGTGAGTATTTTTTCCTTATTTCATTACTTTCTAATATAATCTTATTTAATGATTTTTGTAATTTATTTCTTTCGTGTAAGACCTTGCCTTCAGCATCAATACCCTTTTTTCTATTTTCAACCAATGCTTTCTCTACCTTAGTTTGTGTTTCTTGATTTTGTAATAGTGTGCGAAAGTCATTAATTAATTGGTTTACAGATTCATCTGACAAATCCGTTAAATTTTCAAACATTTTATTGAATTCTGAAAATTCCGTCCTTAATACTTCAACAGTATTCCTTAATTCTTCTCCAGTTTCTTTTATTCTTCTTTTTATAACAACCCCATTTCTTCTCCTAATGTATTCAATTTGACCTTCCTGATAAGCTAATTCTTTTAATCTCTGTGTTTGAGTTGCAATAGCATCTGACAAATCATCTGTTGCTTCTTCAGCTTTTTTAGTTGAGCCTGCAAAATAATCTAAAGCAGCAAGAACAGCTTGAAAAGCCAGTATAAGTCCTAACGGGCCTTTTAATTGGTTTCCTAATAAAGCAAAAGCATTTTTAGCACTATCTGTTTTAGATATTAATGTTACAAATAAAGTGGACAATTGAGAAAGGTTGTTCGCCACACCTCTGATTCCATAAGGTAAATCAGATAGAGTTCTACCAACCTCCGTTAAAGTTGCTCCCGCTAAACCAGCATTAGATATTAAGTCCTCATTTACTTTTACGTTTTTTATTGTAGATCCAGATAGTACATCTATTTTACCCTGAACCTCTATAATTCTTTTTTGGTATTTGTTAAATTCTTGTGCTGTTCTAGAAGTTGCTTTTTGTTGAGCTATTAATGCATTTCTTTGCTGCATTAAATCACCAACAGATCCTTTCATTGGCCCGCTTATAGCGTTTTGAGCATCTTTAAGTTTCTGTATTTCTTCAGTTTGCGCTCTATATTGCTCATTTGTTTTAGCAGTTTTATCTCTTAACTCTTCTAAAGCTCTTATTTGTTCAGAATATCCCTTTACAGTTCCCTGAGAAGTAGCATTCATTTCGGCTAATGCATTTTTAGCTGTCTTTATGGTGTTTTCTAAGGTATCAAAAGAATTCTGTAAGCCATCAATTTTAGCTCTTACTTGATTGTCTTGTATTTGTATTTCAATAAGGAGATTCTGTGCCATTAGTATTTTATATTAAATCGTTTTCTTTTATTTATTGCTTCTTTAATAGTTTCAGGAGCTTCATATTTACCCTTTGCTATATCTATATAAGGTGAAACCTTATAATAATCATCTAATTTCAGTAAGTCTAGTATATTCTTTAACATTAAAAATCATTTAGTAACTCAATTTCACTTTTACCGTTCTTCATATTAGTGGTTATTGAGTTTATTTTATATTTTTTTTCATTTATTATTAATCTGTCGGCCAAAGTAAGCTTTATAAGCAGTTTAGCAGGCAGAAAAGCAGATATCTTAGTCAATCTATTCTTAGAGTCAAAAACATCGCTTATATACGTCTTATAATACGTTTCAAACAATGTATTTTCAAGTTCTACATTATTATATTCATCTGGTTCTGATTCAAAGTTTAATGTTTGAGCATCTACACTTAAATCTGTAGTGTTTGCAGGTATTATATAGTTAGCACTTCCAGCAACTGTAGTTGTGGAAGTTCTCATTCCTAAAATATCACCTCCTGTTATTCTTATAGGATAAAACAGTATAGGTTTACCTATAAACGATTCTTGATCATCATCAGCACACCATCCCCATTGTATATCTGTTGGAGTAGCACCAGAACTATCGTTTAGATCATATAATTTTTCAAACTTCATATGTTCAAAAGGAACTGACAAATTAAAAGTAGGCCCATCTAGCTTTTCTACAGCACCAAATTTTATAGTACCCCATTCTTTATTGAATAACTGTTCGTGAGTAGCTGCAAAAAATGTTTCTCTACCTTCAAATCTAAAATCTATTTGTTTGTATGGTAAAGAAGTATTTATCTGAGATTTTGTTATGTCAACATAATCTGTTATATCGTATTCAAGACCTGTAGAGTAAAAATCATCTAAAGTCTGTACTTTAATTGTTCCATCATCCTCTACATATGCTGTTAAATTAAATATTTTAAATATACCAGTAAGAAAGTCTATGACTTTCATTTCTGGAATCTCTCTAGATATTATAAATTCAAATATTGCATCTATATCAAACTCAGAGACATCAAATGTATGAGACTCAGGAACCAGTAAATCTGCAAATTCCCAATCTACTGCATTTTCTACTCCTGATTCTCCAAAAGTAAATTGTTCACTAACAGTAATTAGAATCTTATAAGTACCATTACTCAATCTCATATCTAATTGTAAATCACTATTGGTTGCTGAGCCTGAAGCAAAATCATTCCCGTCCTTTGTCACTAAAACATTATAAGTACCTGAATAGCCACTATTCGGTCTAACGGTTAATGTAGTTACTAATTTATTAGTTGTTGTATGTCCGGTAACTATTATATTTTGACCTTGGGCAGAAACATTAGTCATAGTAGTATCTAAACCAAATTCTACAAATTCAGAATAACTAGGTAAACTAACAGGATCTTCTATTCCTCCCTTTTTTCTATGAAGCCATAAAAATAAATTATAATAAGGTTCATTTGTTGTATTAAAGAAATCATCAGAAAATTTTAGACGGTTTGTTTCAGTAGTATATTTAGATTCTATAGCTTCTATAATTTTATGAACTCTTAATGCATATTTTAATTCTGTTAATAATAAACCTTGTAGTCCAGAAGCATTATAATGAACATTGTCTATTTTTTTACCTAAAGTTGTTGAAGCTTCAGGATCTAAGTTTGTAGATCCATTATAAGCAGAAGGATCGCTAGCATCATAAATAAGTCTTCTAGTGTGAGTAATTAAAGGAGCTATAACATCACTTATTGGAGCAACAAGCTTACCTCTTAATTGAGTTGTAGAATATGTTTGATTATAATCTTCTAATTCTGTATCTAGATTAGATAAATCATCATCTCCTAATAAAGTACTTAAGTTTACTGTATCACCAAAGAAAGTTACCTTATATGTATAAGGTTTATTGTTTTTCATATCAACACCATCTAATCTTATTTTACCTTTCTTAAATGGCATATGATTAAGTTCAATGATAGCATCCCTTCTTTTTCTTGCGTCAAAGTCACTAATTAAATTATTATCTGCATTAACAATATCTGAATTATAATAATGTTTGAATAATTTATTATTAGTAGATGAAGCTGGTAAATTAAAAGTTTTAGTAAAATCAGTAAAAACTTTAGAAATGTCTTTTACGTTCTGGATGGTCTGTGTGATAGACACAGACTCATCCTTAAACATATCAACTCTTTTATGTGAGCCATCATTATCTAATATGAATAATTGTATTGTAAACATTATCTAATATTTTGTATTTTATCAAATGCTAATTCAAACTCTATAGTGTAATTTATTAATTTATTATTTACACCTGTCTTCTCTTCTATTGAGCTACTTTTTATAACTACAGGAAAGATAGTAGAATTACTATTACCTATTCCTTTATCTACCCAAATCTGTTGACTTAATAATAATTCTTTTATAGGATCATTAATGTCTTCTGATAAAAAGTCTGTGTTTAATATTAAGCTTTCATTACCTTGAATATCTATTCTTTGTTTTTGAGCTTTATAAGTATCGTAGCTAAAATCACTTAAGTTAAAATTAACTGTACTTCTTTTATATTTATCAGAAGTAGTTTCCATACTTACACTAGATTTTTTGTTAAATATAATATCCTGGAGAACACCATATCTATTATAGAATATAACTCTATAAGGAGTATACTTTATGTTACAAAGCTCCTTAAGTTCTATTGTTTGAGTTAAAGACAAACCTAAACCATCAGTTATAGTTACAGTACCTCCTGTAAAGTCGGCGGTTTGACTTATAACTACATATTGTATTTTATCGTTACTAGAAGCATTTTGTATTTCATAATCTTCTCCAGAAGCCATTATATCTGCATCTAAAGTCAATTGCGTATCACTATCTACAGCAGTAACATTAGCAAAACTCTCGTCTGTAGTATTATACACTATATTACCTATTTTTACAGTAGAAGTAAAATTTTGAGAACTATCTACTAATTTATAAGTAGATGTCCCGTCTGCTGTTCCGGAGTCTAGTACAGATCCGTCTGTAACCTTTATGTCACTAACTGTATTACCCCATCCTACTTTATAACTATCCCAAAACTCATCTACAGCATTCCAAAATACAGTAGCAACTTGGCCCTGAACATCAAAGCTTAATGTAGATTGTAAAGGAGCATAAACAGGAATAATAATATCTTTTCCAGGAATAAAGTACATTGTACTATTACTAATTAAAGCTTGTCTTTCAGAAACAACGCTATTTCCTGGATTTAACCCTTCTTTAAAGAATCCGTAACCATCTAGAACTAACCAAGGTGTATTATTTGTTGCTGTTGCAGGAACTGTAATCGTATATGAATCACCTGTATCAGGAAATATATCACTACTTATTGAAAGTGTTGTATCATCATCTACAGCGCTAACTGTAGCGCTTGTAGAATCCGTTGTGTTGTTTACGGTAACTGTAGTTGAAGAAGGTAATAGTTTTCTTATAAATTGTTGCGCACTATCTACTAACTTATCTGTTGTAACAGTAGTAACTGTTCCAGACGTTACTTGTACACTTGTACTTATATTTACCCAAACCGCATCTGTTGCAAAATTATAATATTCAGTTTTAAAGTAATCTCTTATTATCTCCGCTATTTCTATGCTTGCAGAAGTTTTACTAAATATTTTATACCCTTCTCCAGAAACAATTATATCGGTATCTAAAGATAAAGTTGTGTTGCTGTCTACGGCGCTAACCAATGCAATTGTATTGTCTGTTGTATTGTAAACTAAATCACCAACCTCTACTGTTGAAGAGAATTGTTTTACTGCATCTACTAATTTATTAGCAGTTGTAGAAGTTGTTGTGCCAACTTCAACAACATCTTGTATTCTATCTTTTGTAATAGTATAAGTTGCAGAAGCAGGTTTGTTAGTTGTATAAAGTCCTGTATAAATAAATATTTCATAAGTAAATTTTTCTCCTAAAGCGGCAGCAGACTTATAAAATATAGGACTTCTTGATAATTGTGGTGTTGCCATATTACATTCTTTTTGATATGTTTTGTTCTAATGTTTTTTCTATTTGTTCAGCATATTTCTTAGCTGTAGTTTCTTCTATATAATCTTTTAATTCAGTAAAAGTATTTAAAACATAGTTTATTCCTTGATAACCCTCTCTTTGTATTTTTCTAGCTATCAAATAAGATACTCTATTTAAATTAGCTCCTTCTCTGCTCATAAATTTTCCACTACTATAATCTCTTATGCTAATTCCTTTATCTTGTATCCATTGTGCTATACTACTTATTGGTGGCATACCTCCTGGTCGTCTACCTAAATCTACATTCCCAGAATATTCAGCAGAGCTTTGTATTTCTAATACATTATTTTTTACTTGTGAACCAAAGCTACCATACAAATTTTCTGAAGCCATAGAATTCCAGGATCTTCCCGGTTTATTTTTTTTAAGATTATCTTGCATTTCAGCTATAATCTCCTCTCCTATTTCTTCCAATATTGTTTTTATGTCTATAGCCATACTAGCAAACGCTTGTTGTTTTGTTAGGTAATTCTATTACTAAATCTATTCCCCATCCTGCTAATTGATTCTCAAATCTATCTAAGAAAGGTTTAGCAGAGATATTTCCTCTAATCTGAAATAAATCATTATATGATGCTCCACGTCTCATATCACCCTGTAAAACATTGGCTGCCGCCAATTGAGTGTTTAGGACGTCTATTAAATTGTTGTTACCATAAAATTGATCAGAATCATTTACTTCTCTGTTATCGTCTATTATGTCTAAAAACAATACTGAGACATTCATAACTATAATATGATCTTGAAATGATACATCCCCTATTTGAACGTGTGCTAAAGGAAATATAGTTGTCTTTGCTAAGTCTACTTCCATAAGGTCACCAAAAGTGACCGTCTGGATGCTAGGATTAGATCTTAGATTATCTTTAATCTTGTTTAATGTTTCGTATACTGCTATCATCTTTTATAAGCTTGTTTTATCATTCTGGATTCTATTTCGTTTTTCTCTTTTTCAAATTCTAACCACATCATTGCTTTGTGGATATTAATTCTTGTAATTTCATCAATTTTTCTGACATCTCCTTTTGCAAGTGAATATATTGATTGATACCATCCCCATTTTTTTCCAAATCCTTGGGTGTATGTTCCTTGTTCAATGTCTGAGCTTGTGGCCGTAAAGAGTCCATCGTAGTTTTCGACAACTCGATCCCTAAATTCAAAAAAAAAAGCATTGCACCAATAGCAACAGAAGCCGGAGCATCTTTCATTATAGAACTGTACTTACTACTGCCTTCATATTTTTCTATTTTATAGAAGTCTTTATTTCCTGAAATGATAGGCCTGTAAAATACAGCCATAGCTTGATGCATAGTTTCCCAACTACTCATATACTTTTCTGCATCTATGTATTCACCTAAAGTCATTTTATCTAAGTTTGGCATAAATCCAAATTCAATAGTATCTCCTTTTGGATCTGTCATACTAAATCTTGTTGACAGCTTGCTTTTTGTAGAAAGCAATGCTGCCAAGTGTGTTATGATGGAATCAAATTTTGTTATAGGAAGTTCGTATGCCTCCTTCATAGTTATTCCGCAAAATATGCTTAATATCTTTAATGTAAGAAAGTCCTGATCTTCATTGTCCTTTGTCTCTTCAGATACTTTTACATATTTCTGATAATCTTTTAAACTAATATCGTTTAAAGAAACCGGTACTTTTAATTTAAATGTTTTCTCCATATATACAGTTAATCTTAAATAGCATAAAGTGTATCAATAGAATTTTGTATATTAGATTTATGGAAACACACAATAATTTAAAATACTCTAGAAATGAAATTTATGCCTATGAGATTGGGTACAGAGTAACTGAAGATGGATTTCTTCAAAGTCCAAGCGGAAAACATATTGGATATATTCATTCAAGCGGATATGTTAAGTTTAGCTTACAAAATAAAATGAAAAGATTTTCTGTTAATGCACATAGACTTCAGGCTTATCAAAAGTATGGTGAGAAGATATACCAAAAAGGATTACAAGTAAGGCATCTTAACAACAACAAACAAGATAACTCATATTCCAATATTGCATTAGGAACTAATAAACAAAATGTCGCTGATAGAGATAGAGAAAGCGTTTTAAAGAACGCTCTATATGCTTCTTCATTTACTAAAAAATATGACTATGACAAAGTAAAGTCTTATTATAATAAAACAAGGTCTTATAAGTTAACTATGCAAGAGTTTGATATTAGTAGCTCATCAGCTTTGCACTACATATTAAAGAAAGTTTGTTAATAACTTTATTGAAAATAATAAACAAAAAGGCAAACAAAATGATAAAAAAATGATTGTCTATATGTCAATAGACGAGGATCGTCCATAACGATACTCGGATATGCTCCTCTAACGAGATTTAAATTTCAATATCAAATATATTAATACATAAAGAGAGGTTTTGGGGTAACTATATTCTTTTCTCAGATACACCCGTAAACAACTTTATTTTTCTAAACTATTAAACCTGTTTTGGGTTGATTTGGTTAAACTTAGTATAGTGGTGTATAGACCTTCCGTTTTACGTTAATTTTTCTCTGTCTGGATATCCAGTTTAAAAATTATTCGTCCAGCTCGATGAATTCGCAATGTTCCAAACAGTCTGAGCATCTTAAGTACCTGGACTCATTTAACCAGGGCGAAGCTCCGCAACAATTTGAGATTATTTCATTCATATTTTTAAGATTTGATTTGATAAAAGAGTTTATTTATTCCCGCAAATAATAACCCCCTTGAAAAATAGAGGGTTATATATTTACTAGGATCAAACAAAACAAACTATTTATTTTAAATAAGTTGATAAAATTGTGTCTCCGTCTTCATTCATAAAAGTTCCAAAAACAAATTCCCTTTCTTTATTTGGTGCAATATTATCTGTTATAACATCCGAATTTTCAGGATGTTTTTTTAGTTCGTTAATTAGTTCAATTACTGTCATTAGTTATTATATTTTAGATTAAACGCGGTTTGCATTTCTTCAATTATTCTCATCATTGTAGGAATATGAAAAGCTATAGAAACTTTATTTTCTTTTTTTAGTTTTTCCTGGTGTTCCTCATATTCTTTCAATAGTTGTTCTTTTTCGCTTAAAATAGATTTCATTCCCAGCTCAAAAACTTTAAGGCTTGCGACCTGGTGAATATGTGATGTTTGCATAATATGGTTAATAAATTCCACGTTAGTAAAATTTTTAATTGTTTTGTTGTCTGTTAAAATATTATTCATTCTGTTATTAGTTTTATAATTAGTAAAAAAATTAAAGTTAATTGAATAATTGAGGCGGTTAAAAATACCGCCTCAATTATTTTTATTAGTTTATTTTTCATCGTCCTGGAAAGTTAATTCTTCATCATTTTTAAAAAATAAAGGTTCACAATACATCGCCTCAACCGGGCTTTGTGGATAGTCAATGTCAGAAAATAAATAAATATTATTAACTTGTCTAATCGTTAAATCTGAAACGTTGTAATTCCTTTTTAAGTTTTCAATGATCATATCTATAACGACCTCAAATTGTATTCTGTTTCTTACCAGGCTTTTTTTTGCTTCTGGTTTAAGCAATTGAAATAAATTTTTTTGTTTACTCATAATTTTAATGTTTGTTAGATTAATTAATTATTTTAATACTGCTAATATAAGGCGCAAAATGTTAAATAAATGTTAAAGAAATGTTAAAGTTTTGTTAAAATTTTGGGAGCTCTGAAACCTGAAAAAAAGCAGGCGGGCCCACTGCGTTTAATGGGGCCCACTGCGTTTAATGAGGCCTATTGCGTTTAAAGTTCTGAATCATTAACCAGGCAAGAGCTGGAGCAATAAACTTTATTGTCGGGGATCTCTTTTTCACAGAATGCGCAAAAGTTCGGCGGATCCTGGCTGGGTGGATCGTAATAACTAGAAGGGTAAAACATCATATTCTATATATTTATTATCTTTTTTAATTACAAAACCGCTTTGATCTGTTCGCGCGTCGCCTTTGGCCTTGAGGCCCAAAATAACGCCCGAGTGATCCAGCATAATATCATCGCTTTGATCCCCGTTAATAACCCAGGTATCTAAATATTTTATTGGCATCTGTTCAAAAACTACAGCAACGTTTATTTTGTTTCTTATGGCTAGATCACAATTTAATGAGTTAGATTCAGAATGTGAAAAGGTTAATTTATAATTATACTCATTAAAATCTTTGTACTTTATTGCTCTTCTGATGTCTTTTGTATAATCATAAAAAACCATATTATCGGCGTAACTTTCTGAACAGAAACCAAAGTTAACCCGCAATAAGTGTAAAAAATCAAGGTCTGAAGTTCCGTTTAATCTGATCGCAATTTTATAATTACCTTTTTTTGCTTTGTAATATTCTTGTATTATTTCCTTATGTAATTGGTGCAAAAAATTCTTTTTATCCCTAAGAAAATATTCGGTTTTATTTATCCTGGATTTTACAACGTTTGAGAATTTACCCCGGCCAGCTGAAAACAGACAAGAGACCGCGCATCCTTTGGAGGCGTGCGGGCAAATGTTAACCCCTTTACTGTTTTGGTTATAAGGCGCTAAATAAAGAATAAAAGTTTTTAACTTATTCTTTTTTGTTTTTGCGTTCGTCGTTCCCTGGCTTAATAATTTTTTAGGAACCTGAAACCCGTTAATCTCATTAATAGTTCTTTTTAATGTAGTTTGAAAATTTGACATATTTATTTTTTTAAAGTGAATCACAAATATATATTTAAAATTGGTTTGCTAATGTTAACGAATTGTTAACATTTGACGCTATCTAAATTATTTAAAACGTTTCTAAATTGCGCAAATGAATCAAGCCCGAAAATTTGCCAATACAAAAAATATTTTAATCTACCAAAATTTTAACAGAATTTTAACATTTGATTTTGGAGGGCTAACCCCACTGCGTTTAAGAAAGAAACCCTACTGCGTTTAAGAAATTGCCAACCCCATTGCGTTTAATGAAGTTGGCAACCCTATTGCGTTTAAGAATCAGTGTTTTATTTTAACATTAATATTACTTGCAACTTCTTCTAAATAGTCATCATCATAATCCATTGAACCTTCTAAATATTTTATAATTGAAGAGTCTTCTTCATATGGCAAAATATATGTCTTTATAAAATCTTTTCTTTTCATAGTGTATCCTTTAATAATTTAACAGCCGATTCAATGTGCAAGTTCTGGATCTCATTAGAAACTTTCTTTTGCTGTATTGCTATCTTAATTAAATCCGGAAGGAAAAACCAAAGGCTTTCAGATTCTATTGTTAGCTCTTTATCTTTCCCATAACTAACGTAAACCTCTCCGTCAGATCCGTGGATCCCATCAATACTGTGAACGTAAGTGTGATTATTTTTACTCATAACTTTATTTAATTTAATTTATTATTAATTATATCCTGTTCAACTTTTTGTTCCAGGACTTCTATTTTTGCTAACAAGACTTCTATTCTTGAATGAAGTGTAACAACTTCTATTCTCAATTCGTCTATTGTATCTGCTTGCTTATTGAGAATTAATCTCAGGTGTTGAGATTCAATTCTCTGGATGTCTTCACTATAAGTCATAATTCTTAATTTTAATATTCTGGTTTAACGTTTCTACTTTACTTGCAATGATAAGATCTTTTTCTTTTTGATCTTTAGCATACATTGGATATCTAGTCCATTTATGTGTTGCTACTTTTGGATTGAATATATCATTCATTAGGATCCAGAAGCTCCTGAACCAAACTCTCATTGGTCTAACTATTTTAATTTTATTATTTATCATAACTATTTATTAATGAATTAAACTTATATGTCTCATAAGACATTTTATAACCCTTGCAATTGTAACAGAAAAAGACTCCGCCTTTCTTTACAATTTCTGATGAACATTTATTACACTTTATCATATTAACAATTTAAGTATTCGTGATTATGTGTGACTTCCATTTTAACCTCCCCATCCGGATGATTTGAATAAACGCATTTAAGCGCCTCTACAAGTAATTCTAACTCTTGTGATGTGATAGTCCAGGAATATATTTCTAGGTTTGCTAAGGTATCTCTATGTTCTTTAGCATCGCCCTTAATCGTCCAGGATGAAACAACTTCAATTTTTATATAGTTATCAATTTCTTCTCTAGTGTTCTTAACATTTCGCATTGACTTGCGATTGTATTGTTTAATTTTATTTATTATCGTTTTCATTTTTATCTTTTTTATTTATGTGATCTGTTTTAAGTATTTCCTTTTCCCAAAGCTTCTCAAAAGCTTTGTTAAAAGTATGATGATTACATTCTGTAAAACATTCTCTTGCTAATCTGTAAATAAAAGCCCCATCCCATTCACAATATTTAGAAATTAAACTAGCTAGAATATCTTCGTCACTACTAGCATCTGACTCAGCATAACCAACAGATTGTCTTTCATAATCGATTAGAGATTCAATACTGGGATCTTTCACGAAAGTGCTGTCGTAACTACCTTTTAAATTTAACTGATGAAATATGCCATTAAATTCAATTAAGCGATCATTGTCTATATCAAATTGCTCTCTAGTCTCTTGATTAAAGAATGTCATTTGATCACTAATCAGATTTAAAAAGTATTGATGTTGTTTAGGTGATGAGTTCTTGTAGAACTCTATCACTTTTTTATAAGGTTCTTTCATATTAAATAAATTTATAGATTAAACCATTAACTTTAGCTTCAATTAATTTAGCTAAATTTATCATACGATAATTCTTTTTAGATAAATCATAGACAACTAATAGGCCTCTAGATCCAGGATCATAGGCCATACCTTTACCAGTCAGACCTTTCTTGACGCCTCTGCGACAATGAATAGTTCTGATAGTACCATTCTTTTTTACGAATGTTGCGCTGAAGATCTTCCCGTTAGAAGTCTCTTCGATAAACTTTTCAACTTTTTCCATATAATTATTTTTAATGTTTGATACAATACTACAAACTATTTTTTTGTCTAATGTTAAATTAATGTTAAGAATATGTTAAAATTTTCTTAACTTTGAAGTATGAACAGAGATCTACTTCGAGGCAACAGAGGAAATTCCAGAGATGGATCTGGAAGCCTACTGAGTTCAGCGGGAAGCCTACTGCGTTTAAGAACTAAACCCTACTATGTTTAAGAAGTAAACTTAATAAAATTAATAGATATGTACATAAAAAATAATGCATTTGAAAATCAAATCTTTGATCACTTTAGGAAAACTCAAAAGACAATAGATGATGCAGTAAAACTTTTAAAAGATAATAACTACAAGGTTATTGATTCCAAAGGTAACGAAGTTAACTAAGATCTTAACCCTACTGCGTTTAAGAGTCTAACCCTACTGCGTTTAACGAATTGAGTAACTTCCTTTAGAGAATCCTTCTAAAGCGTATTGAGCCGCATAGCGGATTGAGTCAATACAATGATTCCAACGATCAACTGGTTTTGTTTGGCCTTTGGTGGCCCAAACATAATTATTTAATTCTTTAACTAATTCTGTTGAATCAGGATCAACAATTAAATCAAAGTCTTGTAGAAGAGCAATACCAGATAATATAGATCCTTTTCTTTTTATTGTAGGTCTTATGTTAACCCCTTTGAGTTTAACTTCATTTATAAGCCTAGGTTCAGCTGAGTCACAAATAATTAAATGTGGGCCTGCATATCTTATATTATAGTCTGCTATCTGAGTTGTAGAAAGCCCAGGCTTACAATACATTACTTTACAATATATTCTTCTACCTCTTCTATCAATACTTAATTTAGTCAAGACTGTTGGATCTATTGAGAATCCAAAGTCTTGCCCATAATATATATCATAGTTCTCATTGAACTCTCCTATTCTCCAATTTTTAAAGATAACCCCTTCCTGTTTTTCTAACCAGCCTCCAAGGATCTGATGAGTATATTTTTCCGGTCTTCTTCTTCTTATGTCTTGTATTTGATTTAAGAATGATATAGATAGATTATCTACATTATCTTTATAGGTTGTGTGTATATAGGTAATACTATTCTTCATTCCATTGTAGCCGTCTGGTATTTCTCTATTCTCATAAAATCTATTGTAGATCCAATGTTCTTTAGTAGTTGGATTTAATATAAGAACACATCTATTCTGTTTAGTCCTTACCCTAACAGACTGATCAATTTTATCAAAGTCATCTTCATTTGTTAATTCTTCTGCTTCATCTAAAACGAATGTAGTAATAGCATTTAATGATTTTAAAGCTGCTGTTTGATTTCCTGATGCTGTTCTAATACCTTTAAATAAAATACTAGATCCTGTTTTAATGTTTGTGATCTCGTCTTTAGTTATTCTAAAGTCTTCGACCACACCCATAATTTCTAACTTCTCTATAAATTCTGGAATAATAGATGAAGCTGCGGATACCATTGTATATCTTGTAAATAGAATCTTGTGTCCTCTTTCATAAGTTAACAACAATAAGAATACGTTAGCAGCAAAAGATTTACCGGATCCTCTACCTCCTGTTACAATAAAGTATCTTGAATCATTTCCAAAGGCCTGGTATTTATGATTAAGCTTCGGTGTCTTCATCTTCTGATTCTATATCAATTGTGTTCTCTTCTATCTTTGGAGTGCCTTGAAAGAAATTCATAATAGAGATATCTACTTTATCATTAGCAGAAGAAGCATCTACATTATCTCTAGCTTTACCATAAATATATTCTAATATCATTTTTCTATCAAACTGAGAATCTTTAGCGTTTTCTGCTACCATAACCCAGAAAGCTTCTTCAGATCCATAAACCTCTTTAATAGCACCAGTAGCAAGCATTTTAGATCTATTCTTCTTTGCTTTATTTATATTAGCAGGAGTAGCCATAGTTCTTCTAAGAACGGCGTCTCCTTTCTTTTGACCGTTGTTCTTTCGACCATCGGTCTTCTTCATATATTTTCTTTCTACTTTTTTTCTTGGCATTCTTTATTGTATATTAATCCATATACTTCCCATATTCTTTCGCTCCATTTCTTTTTATTATATAAAAGTTCTGATTTCTTTTTCATCCCTTTATATTCTAAAACTATCCTGTATTCTTTTCCTTCAGGAACTGGATAGAGTTTATAACCTTTATTAATACACCAGCTTATTATTTTAGGATCATAGACGACTCTTTTCTTTATTTTTCTCTTCCTGGCCATTAATAACCATTAACTGTTTCATAGCTTGAATATACAGTTATCTTATCTTTCCATTCAGTATTTAACATTCTAACTATAGCCTCCATTCTGATATACAAGTTATCTATTTTGTCTTCAGGAGTTTGCTCTATTAATTTTGCAAACCTAGAGTCTATTGTGTTTTGAGTAACCTTAAGTTTATTATCTTTAGCTTCAGCGTCCTGGTATCTAGATAATCTTATTTTAAGATCTATGTTTTCAGAAATAATATCTGATTTACTTTTAGTATCTGATACGATCTCTTCTGTAAATAAAGAAACAAAGTGATCACACAATCTTTTTAATTGAGGCTCTTCTCTAAATATTACTGGTACAGTATGTCTTATAGAATAGATTACACTTGCGTGATTACATTTAACTTCTTTCGCCATAGCTTGGTAAGTTGCTCTAGCATATTTTTTAGATAAATAAAAGAACATAGCTCTTGCATATACATAGTCTCTTCTTCTTGATTTCTTGCCTATATCTAATTGAGTTTTATCTTCTATAAAACTTCTTACTTCTTTAATCTTCATATCTTTTATTTATAAAGGTTCTCATTATTATTTTATAATATTTAATTGCCATAAATATTCCCTGACATTCATCGTACAATTCTAGTTCTTCATAGAACTTTAAGCTAGATTGTATTTGCCTGATTGAAGCTCCAGCCATAAAATCATCTACTGTTAAATTAAAATAAAGTAAACTAACAGAACTTTTAAAATCCAAAGTGTCCGATATAATTCTCAACTGCTCTTCTAAGTTTTCTCTTTCCTGAACTGATAAAATCATCTGTAGCTTTATGTGTTTTTAATTTATTATTCCTCTTGTCTATGATAACAAAAACAAACTCATCCTTGTTAAATAATTGTGTGTAAATATAACTCTGTATATCATAACCATAAAAATAACTATTATATTCCCAATTATCAATATCTGAAGTAGTTTTTAGATCAATTATTTTATCTTCATACAAACAATCGGCCTTGCCTCTAAAAGGCAGGCCCATTATATATCCTATTCCAGACTTCTCACATTCTCCTTTTGTTATGTATTCTTTTATTTCAGGATCTTGTAAAACAACTTCTTTTAATCCATCTGCCCAAACCCTTTCTTTTTCAAGCATAACTTCTTTACCTTTTGAGTTTTCAGCAGCTAATTTAAATTCTTTATTTCTTCTTGTTGGAACATCAACAAAATCATAATAATCATTTATCTTATCACTTTCAAGTATTGAAACGTGAATCAATCTACCATCCCTAAACGGCTTTATGTTTGAATCTTTTGGGTTATTGATATCTTGTATATAATCATCAGCACTTACCATAAGTTTTTTAGCTACAGAAGAAGATAAAGTGTTTTTACCTAAGAAACCATAATAGAAGTTATTGTCTTCCATTTTTTCTAAGATCTCCTTAACATTCCATTCTGATCCGTCAAGTAATTTTATTGTATCCATTTGGCATCATTTATGTTTAAATAAGCAACTTCTTTTAAAATCCTTCCCCTATTACTAAATTGAGTAGTAGCAGGATTTTTATAGTTTATTTCCCACTCAGGATATACTTCATATAAATTAAAAGAATATATACCTTTTGGTGTACTACAAATATAATAAGGAATATCGAGATATTTATCACAAACTTGAATCATTGCATCAAATTTCTTTTTCTCAATGAGCAAAGTATCGTAATGAGTCTTTCTGCATTTTAATTCTATTCTATGAGCTTTGTCTACAGAATAACAATCCCATCTAGACAGCTTACCTCTTGCTTTAACTAAGTCTGGATAAACTGTTAATTTTAAATGTTTAAATAAATCCTCCTCTTTATTTATAGGCTTCATAAACCTTTTTAAGAGGATTATATACATTAGCCACAAAGCACGAGCTACAACTCGTTGCTTTTTGCTTTGCATTAAATATTCTATTGAATATATTAATACATCTAACTACTCTACTAGAAGATATAATACTTCCCTTTGTAGTAAATACATCTGTTAAGAAGTTATATTCTTCTTCGTTTAAACATAAAGGCTTATTATATCTAAACATATCATTAAGCAATTTCTTTCTTTCATCACACCCGCAATCTTCACCAGCTAAAAACTTAACTGCTTTTTTAATTCCTGTAGCTTTAGTAATCTTTTCAATAGTATCTCCAAGTCCTTCAGACTTGTTTTCATTTGCGGCATCGAACTTCTTTTTCCATTCTTTATATGCCTTTGTTCTTTTGTCTTTTGGTTCTTTCATTTTATTTGGTAATAATCTTTGTTAAAAAAGTCTGTTACATCCTCACCAAACTTTTCGATGAGTATTTGTTTATAATTCTTACAAGAGTTATATATACTTGTTAAAGATATTTTAGTTTCAGAAGCTATGTTTCTTAAACTTTTATCTGTAAAGAAATACAGTTTGAATAACTTCTCATCATACCAATGCCAAGTAGAAACCTCTTTTAATATATTATCCATAATCTTTTTATGTGCCTCTTCCATATTAGATAATTCTATATCATTATCTATAGAAGATTTAAAATTATCATTTATATTTAACCCATCATCAAAAGAATCATAATCTTTATATTGAAAGATTATGTTCTTTTTTCTCTTATTCTGATGCTTGTAATATAAGTTCCTGATAGTCACATATATATATAGGGAACTAATTTTGCCGTCTACTGTTATACGATCTATATTATTAATGTATTTATTAAGTCTTAAATACATCTCCTGAACTAACTCTTTAGATAGGGATTCATCTTTGCAAATAGAAAGTGCAATTTTTAACCATTCCTTATTTCGCTTAGACAATTCTTGAAGTATCATTCAGTTCCGGATATTATATCTTTTTTAGGTTTATCATTCATTAAGGCATAACCTAGGAATAAATAGTTTATAGCATCTGCATATCTACTTTCTATTGGTTCTGCTTGAGGCATATCTGGATTATTAGCGTGGCTTAAAATAGCTTGTATGTGTTTATGAAAGAATACAGCCCAAACCTCAGCAGGTTTAATACCTATATGATCGCCTGTACTTTTAAAATTATACAGAACATCAATATTTTTATTAGTATATTCTGGTTGTTTAGCATCCATAATAGATTGACATTCATCTAACAATTCTTTCTTTAACTTATTGAATTCTGTGTTATTCATAATTTGTTTCTTAATATAATAATTTTATTTCTATTTTATTGCTTTCTCCGTAAAATTTTCTTAACTCCTTTACTCTTATGATATTTTGATCCTGAGCAAATACAATTCCTTCTAAGGCATCTATAAAAGCTTTATTAATGTTGTCTAATAAATCAGGTTTAGTTGTTTTGTCTAGTTGATAAGTTCTTCTTTTTTTTGGAGTAGACTTATTATATTGAAATATATAATGTAAATATTCTACAGTAATTGGAGTTCCGGCAGGAATCATTTCAAAGTCTTTAGGTAGTTGTTTCCTGGCTAATATCATTACGGCTCTTTTGTAGTCTTTTATCTTTTTAGGTGTATAAGCTATACCGTTTCTACCCATCCTAACAGACTGGTGAGCTTGTGGTCTTATATCAAAACTTAAAGTTAGTTCCATTGTTTAATTTTAATATGTCATCTATTTTATCTAATACTATAGGGATACCATTTTTTGTTACTTCAAAGTTAAACTCTTCAAAGGCAAAGCTCCTGGATCTTTTGCAAGTAACTTTTACTATATCTTCATTTTCTTCACTTACGTTTAATTGTATTTGAGTCTCCGTCTTTTTTTCTAAGTGGGATCCTAAATGTCCGGTAGCTTTATTTGAATTAAAGTTAGTGTGTATTACACATATAATATGAATATCATAAAACTCAGACCATCTTAATATTCTTTGTACAATGTCACTAGATTCTTTTATGTCGTTTACATCCATAACTAAATCAGCAACTCCATCAATAACCATCATTCCTAATTCAGATCCATATCTTTGTAAATATAATTCTATAAAATCTACTCTTTCTTGTACAGATAATACTCTTAATGCATAAGTATCGTACATTTCATTATTGTTTCTAGATATGTCCAGAACTCTTTTAAACACTTTTTGAGCGTGAAACCGACCTTGTTCAGTATCAAAATGAACAAGTCTAAGGTTTCTTCTGTGGCCTTTAATATTGCCGGTTAATTTAGTTTTATCAGCTAAATAAACAGCACATAACATTGATACTAGGAATGTTTTTTTACTTTTAGGAGCGGCTTGAATGAAACTGAAATTACCATATGTTCCTATAGGTATAGGATAATAATTGTCTTTTATTTTGTATTGCCCATATGATAAGGCAACTGGAGGATATTCTATAGATTCTTTTGGATCTACATAAGTTTTATTACTGAGGAGGTTAAACTTATCTTGCATAGCATTGTTTTAGGTTAATAAATATAAAAAAAAAGTGGGTATTTTACAACCCACTTTTCCAAATCAAAAACAAAACACTAAAAATCCACCATCTCCTCAGTGGTGTTTGCTTTCACAAATTCAGCTTTATTAATGTTTCCATCAGTCCAAACAACTCTACCATTACCTAAATATACTTTAGGTTCTTTTGCCTTTCTTTCTTCTGGTGTTTGAGAATAATATACTGAAACATTTTGATTATACTGATTTGTTTCATCTCTTGTGGCAATATCTATATTAAGATATTGTCCTTTGTTTAATTTAGACTTGTCAATCTTTTTGACGTCTATTGAAATTGCTGATATACTTGCCATATAAATAAAAATTAAGAGTTTACTAATTGAATTTTTGCGGCATCAGATATTGTATATTTATCTTCAACCTGTTTAAGATTACCACCACCTAGAATATAATTCTTTACATTCTTAAATTTAGGATGTTTAGGAGTAAGTAATTCTTTCTTTGTTGCTACTGATGTTTTTCCGTGAGTGTTTGTTGCATCAGCATCTTTCGTGTCATCAATAAGGAATAATCCATTAAGACTGTATTTTCTAGCATAAGAACTAGAACTACCAAATGATTGAGCTATATCCATTCCTTTTTTATTAGGATTTATTCCTGCTTGAGCAGAAACCTGGATTTGATCTTTACCATCTGATACAGTCGCTGTAGCTTCCACATATGATGAATCGAATAATGAATGTACTTTATCTGTTAATGTTAACACTAACCCGTACTCATTTAATAGAGGTTTTACAGCCTCTAAGATGTCTTCACAAGATCGGTAATTGTATTTACCAAAATTGTTTCTTTGATTTTTAGGCGCTTTCAGTCTCCCTTGAACAGCCGCCAATTTTTCGTGTAATGATTTCATATTTCAAATATATAATATATTTAGATAGAATCAAAATACTTTTTTATTTCTATGTCCTGAATACTGTTTTCTAGTTCTTTTTTTAGATGTAGAATATCTTTATTAAGTTTGTTGTTTACAAGTTCTACTTGTTGGATCTTCATAGATAATTCTGCATTAAAAGCTCCTACCCTAACTAAACAGCCTTGAAGCAAATCAATCTTTCTTGTTTCTGGATTTCTTATAGGTCTTCTTAAGAAATTAGATAGTTCGTCAAAGTCCTGGTAGTATTGGTTTTCTGTGTCTATTTTCATATTTTGTTTTTTACAAATATAATATTTTATATTATATATACAATACAACTTTATAGTTGTATTGTAATATATATAATATTATATATAATACATTATAATATATAATATAATAATTATAATATAATATATAATATATATAATATACTATATTATATAAACCTTTTTGCTAATTTTCTTTTAAAATGCCATATTGAGTCTGGTTTCATATCATCATTATCTACATAGATTCTATCGTCTGAAAAACCTATTCTAGTGAAACCAACTTCAAGTAAAGCTGTAATTATCCTATATCTCTTATAATTATCTTTACACCAGATCTCGCAAGCTCGACCTATTAAGTGAGAAGAGTTACTGAGTTCATTGGCCATTAATACACCATCCGGTGAAACATATCCTTTAATTATCTTGAATTTTATCTTACATAGTCTTCTAGCTTCGTGTAACATAGACAAGAATTCTCTATCCATATACTTGAATCCTGTATCAGGAAACCTAGAATAAGGACAGTCAAAATCTTCGAATGTAAAATATTTAAGTTCTGTAATCACTGTGTTTAACGACCTTGACCTCTATATTTCTTTTTATATTTATTTTGCCCTGGTGATGCATTTTTAGAATGCACACCGGGCCTTTTAGTGCGATTAGACGCACGATAATTGCTTATGACTAGCTTTGCCATTACTTTTTAAATTTCTCTGCGCTACGGCCCCCAAAATAAGCTCCTATGACCGTTATAAGCACTAATTGTAATAAGTCAATCCAATTAGCCTTAACTTCAAACGATATAACGCCTGCATCAATAAATACCATAAGCACCGTAGACACCACAAGAAATATTAAAACTAAAGGTCTAACATTTTTAGATAACCAGGAATCACTACTCATATCAGTCTTCCATCTTTCAGTAACATTCTTTTGCATATCAGCTTCAGCATCAATCCATATTTGATCCATTTCTTTTTTTATCTGTGCCTTTTCTTGTTTACTAAAAGTATGTTTATCTATTATACCTGAAATCTTATCTGCTATTCCGGATCCCGCAGATCCGAATAGCTTTGCTAATATCTTACTCATAATTTGACTTCCATTTTATATGAATAAATACAAACAATAAGTATATATTTAATTCATTGAATTCATTTTGCTCATCTTCTGGATAAGAAGAAAAACCCACTAAAGGGCCAGTAGAAAATGTTTCTCCGAAACCTATTGTTAAATTATCCATTAGTTATATCTATATATTTAGTTTTACCATTTTCTTTTATAGCCCTAAGACATCTTTTTCTGTTTGAGTCACCATCTACATAGCTAACGTGAACCCAATCAGGACTATCATTTGTGCCAAACTCCCAAATAAGTTGGTCAAAGTCGAGATTATCTTTAATATAATAATACATAAAAGCATTACTAACATTACCATAAACATCATCAATATCAATAGCACGTCCTTGACAATGTTGGCTTTTACTGCTGCCTCCAATAGCTTTATTAAGTTCTTCACATCTATAAAATGAGTTTATTTTAATTGGTGCATTAACAGCTTCTCTAAGTGGTTCAAATACTTTCTTAGCTACCATCTCCATATTCTGAAGCTCATACTCATTAGGTTTATTATCTATACCTAAGCGTAAAGCTGTTGCACTTCTAGTAGCTTCTTTATAAGTTATATGTTTACTTATTCTATTCATTATTTATCGTTCCTTTTATCTTTTATAGCATTCATATCTATCCTTGATATGTCTTTTTTTTGATG